CTGGGGCTACTACTGGAACTGGTGCGACTTATGCAGCAGCTGATGCTACTTGGAGAACATTAAGTAGTGGCCAATCGATGGGTTGGACAGTTAATGTAAATAATCTTGCAGAATGTTATACATCATCTACTAGATATTATACAGCAACATTTCATAATATATACGGAAGAAGGTCAGGATATGATGATACATCTATTGGTTCTTTTCAAGTAAGATGTGACGCAACTGCAACCTCAAATAATTGTTTCTAATGAATAGAATAATACACGAAGAAATTACAGAACATAGAGTAGATGATTTAGTTCAATCTTTAACTATTGATATTATATTACAAGCAGAATCTAAATTAAGTAAAAAAGATATTAAATATAATGACGAAAATGGAGTCGAACAAACAGTACAACATTGGGATTATGAAAGCGCACCAATTGAATCAAGCAGATTAATTACTTATAATATTCCATTTGAACATCAAACAACCTTAAGAAAAGGAACAGAACACCCTCATAATCATGAAGAAGAAATTAAATATCAAGAAAGATTTACAAGCTGGGTAGAAGGTTATCGAGCAACAGAAGAATATATCGCAGCAATGCGTGATTTAAACAATAAAGTGTTATAAATAGAAGTATGGCTATACCAAGTTCAGGAAACGTATCAATTAAGGGTGCCGCAGGTAGCGGTAGATCTATAGACACAGAAGTAAGTTCTGTTAGTTCAGGTAGTTTAGTTACCCTTTCAACAAATGCTGTATCATACAATAGTGTGACCTCAGCACCGTACGGTATGAGAGAATTTATGGGATATGCTCATACAACCCATTTGTTTGCGGCTGGTGCAGCAGATTCTAGATCTCAAACTAATTCTATGAGAATTGCTAGTTCAGGAGTTGCTGCTAAAGTTGATAATCAAAGAGGTGGTTGGATGGAAGATGATAACTACTCTGCTGCTAAATTGAACTGGAGATTCGAAATACAAAATAGACAACTAAATACTACATACACATCTACTTGTTTTTTAAAAGTAGCTGCTGGACTGCCGGAAGGTGGTACCGGAGGATGGAATACTAAAACTTGGTATAATACTAGTGGAAGTGGTAGTAATATGGTTTCCAATAGTAATGGTACCGTTTGGTATACCGTTTGGTCTGGTACGTGGTCAAATAATGGAAGTTTATTCTGTCCAGATTCTTTTAAGATAGATATATCAGAATCAAATAGTACTGGGGGTGGTTTTGGAACAACTTCTAGTAATTTATTAACTAGTGATTCTTTAATAAATAATGACCCGAGGTCAGGCGGGCCTTATTATTGGAGTGATAATACTTGGCATACTTATAGTACAGGAATGGGATCAAGTAATGACGCTTGGTCTTCTAGAACAGGTAAAGTTACGGCATATACACAATATGATGATGTTGGTGCGTGGTCAGATACTGATTGGACTATAAACTTGTATTTAAGAAAATCCGGATATGACGATACTCATGTTAATGGTGGAAATGCTTGGAAGTTCGAAACAGATTCACAATCAATATTCTATGGAATTTAATAATGGCTAGTCATACTATATTACAAGAAAGAGTTATTAATAAAACAGGAAGTAAAGCTACTTCTATTTCTATTACATTTAAAGGTTATTCGAATAGCGGAGCTGTTTATAAGAAACAAGAAATAGATCATGGCGATGGGTTTAAAGAATTAGTTAGAGGCAGAGATTTAACAAAAGAAAATATTTCTTTTACAGATACGTATTCTTGGGATATTCCAACAGCTAAACAGTGGGTTATAGCAGATCCATTAACAGAAGCTAATGGTGACTTAAGACAAGAAGCTTTAAATCTTTTAAAAGAAGATTCAGATTATATAAATAAGATAGATGTCTTAAAAACAAAATTAGAGGAATTATAATGGCTAAACCAAATTCAAGAGAAACTTTGATTGATTATTGCAAGCGCGCATTAGGCCATCCTGTAATTGAAATTAATGTAGACGATGATCAAGTTGATGATAGAATAGATGAAGCATTACAGTTCTATCAAGAATATCATGCGGACGCTATTGAAAAGGTTTATTTAAAACATCTAGTCACAACTGCAGATCAAACTAACGGATATATTACAGTTCCGGAATTAGTTACGAATGTAGTTAGAGTATTCCCTTTAAGAGATGCGTCAACTAATATTAATATGTTCGATGCTAAATATCAAATGCATTTAAATGATATGTTCTCATTAGGATATATGGGATCTTTATTAGAATATGAAATGACTCAACAATGGTTATCTATGCTAGATATGATTATCGATAGTGATGATAAACATTTAGACTATAATAGACATAGTGATAGGTTATATATTCATATGGATTGGTCTGAAGAAACTTCGGCTCAATCAGACGTTACAATTGGTGTAGAGCACGACGGCACAGCTTTTACTCTTAATGGTGTTCGACAAGCTACTACAGATTGGTATCAAGGTAAAAAGTATACTTTTGATGTTTCGCACTCTTCTATGAGCGGTCGTACTTTTAGATTTAAAGACCATTCTGATGGTAGTGATTATACAACCGGCGTAACTGTATATGGAACTCCAGGACAGACTGGTGCAACAGTTGTTTTACAAACTACTGATACTACTCCCGGCGAATTAGATTATCATGATCCTAATACTGTTGGTATTGGTGCTACAGTTAAAGTGATATATGAAGATAGCACTTGGTTAATTCTAGAAGCATATAGAATATTAGATCCTACTACATACACAGAAGTATTTAATGATTACTTCTTAAAAAGATACGCAACGGCCCTTATTAAACAACAGTGGGGTCAAAACTTAATTAAATTTGAAGGAATGCAAATGCCTGGCGGTGTGACCTTTAATGGAAGACAAATATATGATGACGCTACTCAAGATCTTGAGAAGTTAACAGAAGAAGCTAGGCTCAATTGGGAAGAACCGATTGATTTCATGACGGGGTAAACCATGGCTAGAAATGTTTATTTCTCTCAAGCCGTCAAATCAGAGCAAAATCTCTATGAAGATCTTGTTATTGAATCTCTAAAGATATTCGGTCAAGATGTTTATTATTTACCTAGAACAATAGTAAGTAGAGATGATGTATTAGGAGAGGCTTCTAATTCTAAGTTTGATGATGCTTATATCATCGAAGCTTATATAGAGAATGCTGAAGGATTTGAAGGAGCCGGAGATTTATATTCTAAATTTGGATTGGAAATTAGAGATGAAGCAACATTCATAATCTCTAAGAGACAATGGAATAAACTTATTGGTGTTTGGAATAACAGCATAGATTATCCTGTTCCTAACGAAGGTGATATATTATTCCTTCCGATGACAAATAAATTTTTTGAAATACAATTTGTCGAACACGAACAACCGTTTTATCAATTATCTAATTTACCGGTATATAAATTACAATGTTCTCTTTATGAATATAACGAAGAGGATTTTGAAACTGGTGTCGAAGCAATTGATCTTACACAGCAAAAACTATCTTATCAACAAACTATTGATTATACAACATCTAGTGGTAATCACTATAGTGTTGGCGAAGTAGTTTCACAGGTAGTTTCTTCAGGTATTACCGTTAAAGGTGAAGTTCAAACTATTAATAAAACTTCTGATATTGCCGGTACAATTACAGTATCGAATATCGGTGTTACTGGTACAACTAATGCCACAGACTTTATAGTATCTAGTACAATAGGATTAGTTGGTAATACTTCATCTGTCACTGCTTATATTAGTAAGATATATGATATAGGCGATAACTCAGAAAATGTAATGCCATCAGACGGCGGAGCTCAAAACGTAGAGTTTGAAGTATCTGCAGATGGATTCTTAGATTTTAGCGAAGCCAATCCGTTTGGCGACCCATCGGATAATTACTAATGTTTGGTTCTCATTTTTATCACGCAACTATACGTAAATCTGTAGCGGTTTTCGGTACATTATTTAATAACATATCGGTTATTAGAAAAGATGGCTCAGGCGGCATCCTTAACCAAATAAAGGTACCTCTCGCGTATGGACCTAAACAAAAGTTTATATCTAGAATAGATCAAGATACTATGTCTGATGCCACAATGGCACTTAAATTACCTAGAATGTCTTTTGAAATAACTTCTTTAGATTTTGATCCTAATAAGAAAGAAAATAAAAGAAATAAAATTCAAACAGGTCACGCAACAGATTCTGGTAAAAGACAGGTTATAGATGCTCAAGTACCTTATAATATTGGTATGTCATTAAGCATTATGGCTAAGAATCAAGATGACGGTTTACAAATATTAGAACAAATCGTTCCTTATTTTCAACCTGACTATACAGTGACAATTAGACCTGTTGATGGTTGGGCTAATTATAAACAAGATGTTCCTATTATATTAAATTCGGTTTCTATTGATGATCAATATGATGGGGATTATTTGACTAGAAGAGTGTTAATCTATCAACTAGATTTTACTATGAAAATGACATTCTATTCTGGTGTAGGTGATCAATCTGTTATTAAAGAAGTTGATATCGATTTCCTTGATAAAGATAATACATCTAAATTCTATGAAGGAATAGACTTGGCACTTAACCCTACAACAGCTAAAAAGGATGACACAGAGATCACTTCTGGGACTCCTGGAAGCGGACAATACAAAGTTACTACAACTATAGATCATTTAAATGTACCATCTTCTATGACGTTAACATTATCTAGTGTTAGTGGTACATTCCAAGTGAATGAAATAATTACAGCAGGTACTTCCGGAACAACTGCAAAGGTTGCAAGTATAGACGGAACTACAATGGTCGTATCAGATCCGACCGGATATTTTTATCAAGCAGAAGGTATTACTGGAGGAACATCATCGGCCACGGCCACTATAAATCAAGCTGTATAAATAGTATATTATGGATAAACGAAAACAAATATCAGAAAGACTAGAGAAAAACCTGCCCGGAACTAAGAGATCAGATTATATCGATAAGAAAGATATAAAGGATGATTATGAATTTTCTCGCGATACATATAAAGAGTTAATAGCGGTAGGAACTCAATCAATGGATTCACTGGCTGAACTCGCAAGAGAAAGTGAACACCCTCGAGCATTCGAAGTATTATCTAATCACTTAAAATCTATAGGTGATATTACAGATAAGCTAATGAAACTTCAAAAGAACAAAAAAGAATTAACACAAGATGACGTGAAAAGAGAGATAACTAATAACAACGTATTTGTAGGAAGTACAACAGAACTACAAAGAATGTTATTAGATAAGGACAATATTATAGATGCCGAACCAGAGGATTAAGAATAACGAATTTGGATATTTAGGCAACCCACAAATAAAACGAGATGGGATTGTCAGTGATTTTACCAAAGATCAAGTTATAGAATATAAAAAGTGTATGGAGTCTCCCGTATACTTTGCTCGTAACTATATTAAGATTATATCTCTTGATGAAGGTTTAGTTCCTTTCGATTTATATCCTTATCAAGAAAAAATGTTTAAACATTTTAATGATAGTAGATTTAGTATTGTTTTAGCGTGTAGACAAAGCGGTAAATCTATTTCTTCTGTTGTATATCTATTATGGTTTGCATGTTTTCACCCAGAAAAGACTATTGCTATATTAGCTAATAAAGGTGCTGTTGCCCGTGAGATGCTCGCACGCGTTACGCTCGCGCTAGAAAATTTACCTTTCTTTTTACAGCCAGGATGTAAAGCTTTAAATAAAGGATCTATTGAGTTTAGTAATAATTCTAAGATAATAGCATCGGCTACATCTGGTAGTTCTATTCGTGGATTATCAATTAATTTATTATTCTTAGATGAGTTTGCATTTGTAGAGAATGATGCTCAATTCTATACATCAACTTATCCGGTAGTTTCAGCAGGTAAAGATACACAAATAATAGTGACATCAACTGCTAATGGTGTTGGTAATGTATATCATAAGTTGTGGGAAGGGGCCACAAACGGAACAAATGAATTTAAACCATTCAGAGTAGATTGGTGGGATGTGCCGGGAAGAGATGAGAAATGGAAAGAAGAAACTGTATCGAATACATCGGAATTACAGTTTGAACAAGAGTTTGGTAATACATTTCACGGTAGAGGTAATACATTAATAAGTGCGAATCATTTGTTAGCACAGAAAGCAATTGATCCTTCACATATACAAGAAAATGTATTCATATACGAAGAACCTAAAGCTAATCACGATTATGTTATAACAGTGGATGTAGCTAAAGGTAGAGGTCAAGACTATTCAACATTTAATATTATAGATGTAAGCGAAGATCCATTTAAACAAGTTGCAACTTTTAGAGATAATAATATATCTCCTATGCTATTACCTGATATTATATACAAATATGCTAAGACGTATAACGATGCATATGTTATAATAGAATCTAACGATGCTGGTATTGTTGTATGTAATGGATTATATTATGATCTAGAATATGAAAATATGTTCGTAGAATCAGCAGTAAAGAAAAGTGCGATTGGCGTAACTATGACTAAAAGAGTTAAAAGAATAGGATGTTCGTCAATAAAAGATTTAATAGAACAAAAGAAACTAATTGTTAAAGATGCTCAAACAATTATAGAAATGAGTACATTTGTAGCTAAAGGTAGTTCCTTTATGGCATTACCACCAAACCATGATGATCTAATGATGAATTTAGTATTGTTCGGTTGGTTTACTACTACGGATATATTCAGTTCAATATCAGATATAGATATGAAAAATATGCTATATCAAGAGCAATTACAGGCCATTCAAGATGATATGGTTCCGTTTGGAATCATTAATGATGGCACAGATAGCCCTCAAGGTGAGGGTGATGGAGAAGGAAACGTGTGGTTTGAAGAAGATACACGTAACACAGGATTATTTTAATTATAAATATATACGAGTGAAGTATACCGTATTATGGTAAATATCATGTTTAACTTTTAATTTAAACCTTTTTGAGAGGATAAAGCGATGGCATTTCAAGTATCACCTGGCGTTCAGGTCAAGGAAATTGACGCAACAAACGTCGTACCTGCAGTATCTACCAGTATTGGTGGTTTCGCAGGTGCATTTAATTGGGGTCCGGTTGATGAAGTTGTCGATGTTAGTTCTGAACAGATTCTAGCAGACAAATTCGGTAAACCTGATGCCAACACCGCTAAATATTTTCTTACTGCAGCATCTTTCCTGAAATATGGAAATGCATTAAAAGTAGTTCGTTGTGGAACGACTAATTTAAATGCAAGTGCTGGAGGAACGGGAATATTAGTGAAGAATGATACTCACTATGAATCAGTAAGCTTTACATATGGACAGCACGGAGAATTTGTAGCTAGACACCCTGGTGTTTTAGGAAATTCTATTAAAGTTTCATACGTAACAGCCGGAGTTTCTTCTGGAAACTACGCTGCTTGGGCTTACGACGGTGAGTTCGATTCTGCTCCTGGTACATCGACTTATGCTACAAATTTGGGTAAAACGTCTTGCAACGACGAGATGCATATTATTGTAATCGACGAAGACGGTCTTATCACCGGAACTGCCGGAACAATTCTAGAGAGATTTGGATTTGTTTCTCAAGGTTCTGATGCTAAAGCCGACGATGGTACATCTAACTATTATAAAGATGTTATCAATCAAGGTTCTGATTACATTAGATGGGCTGGACACGACAGCAATTTAGGCGAAGCTGGTAGTGCAATATCAAGTGTCGCTGGTGGTAGCTTTACAACCGTTACAACTGTAACGAATAAAAGCTTTACTGCTGGTACAGATGATAATGCTCCTACTGTCGGCGAAATTGCTTCAGGTTATGATCTTTTAGAAGATTCAGAAACTGTCGATGTTAATCTGCTCTTTGCAGCTCCCGATGCAAACGGTGCAAACACTATTGCTAATGATCTTATTTCAATTGCAAACGCAAGGAAAGATTGTATGGCTTTTGTTTCACCTCCAATTGAAGACACAGTCAACGCTTCAACTCCAGCGGCTGATGTAAAAGCTTTTGCTGATACATTAACTTCTAGTTCATATGCTTCTGTTGATTCAACTGCACTTTATGTCTATGACAAATACAACGATGTATATCGTTGGATAGGTGCGAGTGGTCATATAGCTGGCTTATGTGCTAATGCCGATAGAGTTGCAGACGCATGGTTCTCACCTGCTGGTGTAAACCGTGGACAACTTCTTGGTGTTGCAAAACTTGCATTCAATCCGATTAAAGCGGATAGAGATACATTGTATAAAGCAAGAGTTAACCCAATTGTATCATTACCTGGTCAAGGAACATTACTCTTCGGAGATAAAACCTTGCTCAGCAAACCTTCTGCGTTCGATAGAATTAACGTACGTAGATTGTTCAATACTTTAGAGAAAGCAATTTCAACTGCTGCTAAAGCTCAATTGTTCGAATTCAATGATGAATTCACTAGAGCTCAATTCAGAAATATGGTTGAACCTTTCCTTAGAGATGTAAAAGGACGTAGAGGACTAACGGATTTCTTAGTCGTTTGCGATACAACTAACAATACTGGTAATGTAATTGATTCTAATCAATTCGTAGCTGATATATACATCAAGCCTGCTAGATCGATTAATTTCATTACATTAAACTTCATAGCAACAAGGACCGGAGTTGATTTCACAGAAATCGCCGGTACATCAGGTTAATAGGAGGATATTATGGCAATTCTAGGAATAGATGATTTTAAATCCAAACTAACTGGTGGTGGAGCTCGCCCGAATTTATTTCAGGCGATCGTAAACTTCCCTGGATTTGTAGATCCTGACACAGAGTTGACTTCTTTCTTATGTAAAGGAGCATCAATTCCGTCTTCTGTAATAGCACCTATAGACCTTATGTTCAGAGGTCGTCACCTTCAAATGGCTGGCGATAGAACTTTTGAACCTGTCTCACTCACTATCATTAATGATTCTGAGTACAAAGTCAGGAATCAGTTCGAAGTCTGGATGAATGGTATAAATCAACATAACAATAATACTGGTTTAGTCGATATGAACGACTATACTGCTGATATTGTAGTTGAACAATTAAGAAAAGATGGTACAGTTTCTAAGAGTTATAATCTTAGAGGTTGTTGGCCAACTAACTTAAGTGCCATAGAACTAAGCTATGATACAGAAAACGCAATCGAAGAATTTACAGTTGAACTACAAGTTCAATACTGGGAATCAGACACTACTACGTAAGTGGTATAAATATATTTGAAGAGGAGACTTTTAGTCTCCTCGGATAATATGAGGATATAATATGGCAGAATTTTTTGGTTTTGAAATCAATAGGAAGAGTAAAGCTCCGAAAGAGAGACCTTCCTTTGTACCTGACACCGAAGCGGATGGCGCAGGAGTAATATCTACTTCTGGGCATTTTGGCGTCTATTTAGATATAGATGGCGATAAAGCTAAAGGTGAAAAGGATTTAATATTAAAATATAGAGATATAGCAGCACAACCTGAGTGTGATGCAGCTATTGAAGATATTGTAAATGAAACAATTATTGGGGATCACGATGAAGCCCCTTGTGATATAATTTTAGATAAGTTAGATACATCGGATAGTATTAAAGATTCTATTCGTAACGAATTTGATCAAGTATTGAAGTTAATTAACTTTAATCAATATGCACATGATATATTCAGAAAGTGGTATATTGATGGAAGACTTCCATATCACGTTATTATAGATGAATCTAACCCTAAGGCTGGTATTAAAGAATTAAGATATATTGACCCTATCAAACTTAGGAAAGTAAAAGAAATCGAGGAAGAGACAGATCCTAAAACTGGCGCTAAATTAGTAGTCAAGCAAGAAGAGTATTTTATCTTTCAAGATGATAAGATGGAAAGAGCGAATCAAGGTGTTAAGATACATCCAGATTCAATAATCTATTGTACATCAGGGATGTTAGATCCTAATAGAGCTAAGATCTTATCTTACTTACATAAAGCTATTAAACCAGTGAATCAATTAAGAATGATGGAAGATTCACTAGTTATATACAGAATATCACGTGCTCCGGAACGTAGAATATTTTATATTGATGTTGGTAATTTACCTAAAGGTAAAGCAGAAGAATATCTAAAGAATATCATGAATCAATATAGAAATAAACTAGTATACGATGGAAGTACTGGTGAGATTAAAGATGATAAGAAGCATATGTCTATGCTTGAAGATTTCTTCCTACCTAGAAGAGAAGGTGGAAGAGGTACTGAAATCTCAACTTTACCTGGAGGCGAAAATTTAGGATCTATTGAAGATATTATATACTTCCAGAAAAAACTATATAGAGCATTAAATGTACCTATTAATAGATTAGAACAGGAAGCTCAATTTAGTTTAGGTAGATCTACAGAAATATCTAGAGATGAAGTTAAATTTAAGAAATTCATTGATAGATTAAGAAAGAGATTCTCTGATCTGTTTATGCAAGCATTAAAAACAAACTTATTGCTTAAGAAGATTATAACAGAACAGGATTGGGATCATTGGAAAGAACAGATAGTTTTTGATTTTATTGAAGATAACTACTTCAGTGAATTAAAAGAATCTGAGATGATTCGTGAAAGATTTGAAATGTTAACCTCATTAGACGAATATGTAGGTAAATATGTTTCAAATGAATGGATTAGAAAACAGATTTTACGTCAATCTGATGATGATATAGCTGAAATTGATAAACAAATTGACGCAGAAAAGAGCGAGGACGGGGAAGACCTGGACCTTGACATTTAATTTTTTATAAATATATACGAGGAAAAAAATAATGAGTACAACTGAATTGATTGATCAAATTAAGGATGGTGATAACGTTAAAGCTGGTAAGACTTTCGATAATCTTATGAAGTCGAAGTTAAACGATGCTTTAGATGCTAAGAAGATTGAAATAGCATCTACTTTAGGCAGATCTGAAGAGGAACAAGAAGTTTCTGTGGAAGAGCCTAACGATGAATAAATTATTTAGTGACCTTAGAGAGAGTTTGAAGCCTCAACGTACTGAAATTAAAAAGTACAAAGTTGGGAATAATAGTGTGTCTCTAATTCATAAGGGGGAATCCTATGAAGTAGAGGTCGATAATGTCACTATCGGAGAACAATTTGATGATATTATGTCTGCTGAAGAAGCAGTAAATGATTTAATAAAACTCGTAAAATCGAGTGAGGAATAAATGAGATTAATATCAGAATACGTTGATCAACCTTTAGAAGTGTTGATCGAAAAGAATAACGGTAAAAAGAGCCTTCATATTGAAGGCGTCTTTATGCAGGCCAATCAGAAAAATAGAAATGGCCGTGTATACGAGAAAAAGATTTTAGAGAAAGCTGTCAAAAAATATGTTGACGAGCAAGTATCGCAAGGTAGAGCTGTTGGAGAGTTAAATCATCCTGAAGGACCGACAGTTAACCTTGATAAGGTTTCACATAAGATCACGAACCTGGAATTCCAGGGAAATGATGTTATTGGAAAAGCATCCATACTGAAAACCCCTATGGGTCAAATCGTTGAAGGTTTACTTGAAGGTGGTGTTAAGTTGGGTGTATCAAGTCGTGGTATGGGAACTCTTGAGAACCAAAAGGGTACTATGTACGTTAGAGATGACTTTATGTTAGCCTCTGTCGATATAGTTCAAGATCCGTCTGCTCCATCTGCATTCGTTAATGGAGTTATGGAAGGCGTAGAATGGATCTGGGAAAATGGTATCCTTCAACCTCAAGAAATTGAAGAAATTGAGACTGAAATAAAACGTGCTCCAAGGAAGGCATTGCCTGAATTGGAAATAAAAGCGTTCAAAAATTTCCTCTCTAAATTTTAAATAAATATCTTTAGGAGATAAAAATGTCTAATTTGACTGAATCTATAAAAAAAGTCCAAGAAGGCGTTTCTGAAGAGGAACAAGTTCAAGACGAAACTTTAGAAGTAGAAGTGGAAGCTTCTGCAGAAGAAGTTGTTGCTGAAGAAGCAGTCGAAGAGCAATCCGATTCTGAAGTTTCTGAAGAAGCTGAAGAGGAAGTAGAAGAAGTAGTTGAAGCCAAGCATGACGACGAAGAAGAAGAGGAAGACGACGAGGAAGAAGTCGAAGAATCTGCTCCTAAGTTCGAAATGCCTAAAACAAAGGCTGGAGTACTGAACGCTGCTATGGATATGCTTAAGAAAGCTAAGAAGCACGAAGCGCAACAGTTGTTCGCCAAGATGGTTGGGGAATTAGACGAATCTGAAGATGACGGTTCTGTTGGTAAAGCGATCAATAAAGCTCCTAAGAGCAAAGATCCTAAAGCTAAGCCTAGCGATGCTAGCGCTAAGCAAGAAGCCGCAGACTGGTCGGAAGATTTAGATCTAATCGTTGCTGAAGAAGCAACACTATCCGATGGATTCCGTGATAAGGCTGGAGCTATTTTCGAAGCTGCTTACAATCAAAAAGTAGGCGCTGAGATTGATAGACTTGAGTCTGAATATGCGCAAAACCTTGAAACAGAAGTTTCTGACATTCAATCTGAAATCGTAGAGAAAGTAGATTCTTACTTAAACTACGTTGTTGAAAATTGGATGAAAGATAATGAAGTTGCAGTTCAACAAGGTCTCAGAACTGAGATCGCTGAAGAATTCATGCAATCTTTACAATCTGTATTCAAAGAACATTATATTGAAGTTCCAGAAGGTAAGGCTGACCTGATTGACGATTTAGCTGATCAAGTAAGCGAACTGGAAGAACAACTCAATAAAACCACAGAAGATAATATTGAATTACATAACAGAGCTCAATCTTACGAAAGAGCCGACATTGTAAGGCAACAATCTTCAGGCTTAGCAGATACTGAAGCTGAGAAGTTGGCTGGTCTAGTTGAAGATGTAGAATTCGAAGATGCTGAAACTTTCGAAATGAAAGTGAAAACTATCAAAGAATCTTACTTCAAACAAGATCTTCCTACCTCAACTGATGAATCTGATGCTTTAGCTGGTACTGATAATGTCGTCGATAGCGATGTTAGCGATACTATGCAAGCATACACTCGAGCCATTAGTAAACACAATCAATAAAAATTATTGGTTGATTAATTTTTAATTTTAATAGCCTATACGGGGAAAAAGAGATGTTTAACGCAGATCAAAATTTAATCGAAAAGTGGCAGCCGGTTCTAGAGCACGATGATGCTCCAGCAATCGATGACAAATATCGAAAAGCGGTGACTGCACGACTTCTTGAAAACCAAGAAACTGCTCTTAGAGAAGAGAAACAACAAAGATCATTTGGCGATATTTCAGAGGCAGCTGCTAACGCAACTGGTTCTAGTATCGATAACTTCGATCCTGTTCTTATCTCTCTAGTAAGACGTGCAATGCCTAATTTGATTGCTTATGATATCGCTGGTGTCCAACCTATGTCTGGACCTACTGGCCTTATCTTCGCGATGAAATCTAGGTACTCTACTCAAGGCGGTACTGAAGCTTTACACGATGAAGCGAATACCGGCTTTTCTGGTACTGGCACACAAGAAGCTGGTCCTACTGGTCTTGAAGGTGTTACTGACGCTGATACAGACGGTACGATCGCAGACCACGATACTACTCACACGTTGGGTACTGGTCTTCCTACAGCTACGGCTGAAGCAAGAGGAACTTCTGGTGGTGTTGGTGCGGCATTTGCAGAAATGGCATTTTCAATCGACAAATCGACTGTTACTGCAAAATCAAGAGCACTTAAAGCCGAGTACACAATGGAACTCGCACAAGACCTTAAAGCAATTCATGGTCTTGACGCTGAAGGTGAATTAGCTAACATTCTTTCTGCTGAAATCCTTGCGGAAATCAACAGAGAAGTTGTTAGAACAATTTACGTTAAAGCTAAGCTAGGTGCTTTACAGTCATCTATGGCTGTTGATGGTATTTTCAATGTTAAAACTGACTCTGACGGTCGTTGGATGGCAGAGAAATTCAAAGGTCTAGTTATGCAACTAGAACGTGAAGCAAACGTTATTGCTAAAGAAACAAGAAGAGGAAAAGGTAATTTTGTACTTTGTTCTTCTGATGTTGCTTCTGCATTAGCTGCTTCTGGTGTTATGGATTACTCTCCTGCACTTTCAACTGGCTTGAATGTTGACGACACTGGAAACACTTTCGCTGGTGTACTTAATGGAAGAATGAAAGTTTATGTAGATCCTTATTCTACAGAAGACTTCGCTTGTGTTGGGTATAGAGGATCTAATCCTTATGACGCTGGTATGTTCTATTGCCCATACGTTCCTTTAACTATGGTTAAAGCAATTGGGGAATCTGACTTCCAACCTAGAATTGGATTCAAAACAAGATATGGAATGGTAGCTAACCCATTCGTCGAAGCCGACGGAACTGGTACTGATAGAGCTAACCCTTATTTCAGAATCTTCCAAGTTAAGGACATCATGGTAGACTAATTACCGTTTGTCACAAACTTATTAAAAGAGGGCTTCGGCCCTCTTTTTTTTACGTATAAATAGATATATGACAGATAAAATTGAAAAAGACCTGAACGAAGTATACTTTGATTCATTTTGTACTCGTATGTGGTTAGATTATTGCGATGAAAATAACGACCCAATCTCAGCACAAACTCGAATGGATAGAGATGAATATGTAGAAAGATGGCACGAGTGGTTATTAGAGAAATGGCAAAATAGAGATTTAAAAGATGGCTAAGATAACAACTAATAAAAACTTCTTAAGTCCTGTAGGATTTAAACTAGTAATAGATACAACTAAGTTTGCAAACACTGAATATTTTTGTACTTCAGTTTCTTTACCTGGCATTTCTTTAGGTGATGTACAAGTACCTTATAAAGGTGTTAATCTTGCAATGACCGGTGATAGAATGATGTTTGAAGATCTTGCTATTAGATTTAATATAACCGAAAACATGGAAAACTATATTGAAATCTATAATTGGATGCACGATATAATAAATACAGGCGCTAGTGAAGATATGAAATACGATGCTAGACTAATGATTTTATCTTCACATAATAATGTTTCTAAGCAAATTAAATTCCAATCATTATTCCCTACATCATTATCTGCTGTTGCCTTTGATGCACAACAATCTGATGTAGAATATGCACAGGCAGATATAACATTTAAATACACTTACTTTGAATTTGATTAAAAAGCAGTTTACATTTAGTCTAAACTGTGGTATAATATATAGTTATGAATCTAGAAAATATACTTGAATTGTGGAAGAAAGACTCCGTCATAGACGATATGAAGTTAGACGAAGCCTCTCGTGATTCCGCTAAACTACACTCAAAATACTTAGAGCTACACTCTGTAGCTAAACTCAAATTAAAGAAATTAGAATTAGATTTTAAACCTATTCTAAGAGATAAGTTTATGCACTATAATGGTAAACTATCTCAAGAAGAACTACAAGAAAAGAACTGGGATCCTGATCCATTAAATGGTCTTACTGTATTAAAAGGAGATCTAGATAAATGGTACGATGCAGATCCAGTTATTCAAGAGCATCAAATTAAGATAGCTATGCAAAAAGAAATTGTAGAGACTTTAAAAGAAATAATGGAAAATATAAAATGGCGTCATCAGAATATTAAGAATATGATTGAGTGGCGTAAATTCACAAGTGGAATATAAGATATACGATCATAAATTTGAGTGGACTGGTAATTTCCTCAAAGCTAAAAACCTAGTTGAAGAAGCGTTTCAAGAATTAGGGTATAAGGAAGGGCATGGATATTCCGGTAACGGATGGATGGTATATAATCACACTTGTAGAGATAATCTATATGATGGTGATCACGTTATTCACGATCAAATCTTATTTGTTAAACCGACAGGACCTACAGCAGATCATTTTGCAATAGATGATTTAGGTTATGCTAATTCTTCTACTCTAGCCTTTGAAAGGCCTGATGAACCTGAAATAATGTATTCTCATTTAAATCCTGGTGGTCGTGAAGCTTGGGATTGGAGTAAGATAACAGACTTAATAGATAGAAGAACTAATAAGTATGATGATCATGTATTATTAAAGTGGGTTAAACCTCCTACTGTTGTTGAAGATCATATATTAGTATTAGGTCAAATGCCAGATGATGAAGTCGTTAACGGATTTACTTTTAAAGGACATTGGGATAGATTAAAAATGGTAGTTGAAAGACTACTCCCTTTAAATGAACCTATTGTTGTTAAATTACATCCAGCTTGGAATAAGACTTTAAAGAAAGTAAGAGATCAAGCTAAACCTACATTAGCTAAATGGAGAGAAGATCCTAGAATTCAGTTAATAGAAGGATACGTAAGTATACATGATATACTCCCGCGCACGCGCGTAGCTATTATAGATAACAGTACATCTGGATTAGAATGTTTAATGCACGAAGTTCCGGTTATAACTTATGGCCATCCAGAATATCATTGGGCTACTCAAAAAATACAATGTTTAACTCAATTAAGAGATTTCGTAACAGATTTAAGATGGTGGGATGTTGAATACTCTAATAAATTCATATATTGGTATATCAACGATTACTTGTGTTATGATTTAAATAGTACTATACGTAGATTAGATGAACTCATTAAAAGTACATAAGGTTAACGAATCCTTTTTAAAAATAGAATGTGATGCTAGTACCGAAAGGGAATTAGCAGAGCATTTTTGTTTTTATGTACCGGGTTATAAGTTTATGCCTGCATATAGAAATAGAGTATGGGATGGTAAGATTAGATTGTTCGATATGAGGGCTCATACTTTATATACTGGTCTATATAACTACTTAGAAGAGTTTTGTTCTGAAAGAGGATATACTATTAATCCTCAATTCGACGTACAAAAATCAGACATTAACGCTGAAAAGATTGCAAAAGGATTGCCCCTGTGTGTAAATAAGGCTGATATAACACCAAGGTCATATCAAATAAGTGCCTTAAAACACGCCCTAGACGTCCGTAAATCGTTATTATTAAGTCCTACGGCATCCGGTAAGAGTTTGATAATATACATGGCTATAAGATATTTCTTAGCTACTAATAAGAAGAAGATTTTAATTATAGTACCTACAACATCTTTAGTAGAACAAATGCACGGGGATTTTAAAGACTATTCTTATAAAGATAAAGGTTTCTTTGTTGATAAAGAATGTCATAGAATATATAGCGGTAAGGAGAAGATTACAAATTCTAGAGTTATTATAAGTACTTGGCAATCAATACATAGATTACCTAAAGAGTGGTTTAAAGATTTTGGAATGATTATAGGAGATGAAGCACATCAATTTAAGGCTAAGTCTTTAACTACTATAATGGAGAAATGTGTTAACGCTGAATATAGAATAGGAACTACAGGTACATTAGACGGTACGCAAACACATCAATTAGTTTTAGAAGGTTTATTTGGTCCAGTACATAAAGTCACTACGACAAAAGAATTAATGGATCGAAAGGATTTAGCTCAATTAGATATATCAGTTTTACTATGTAAATATCAAGATGCGTTTTGTAAAG